CTCGCCGGTCTTAAGATTCCGCAAGTAATTCTTCAGGGCCGTCCAACTAACATCTTGCCCTACGACAATCTCACCTTTTTGCGTCGCCGCAGTCTTGAGCGCATTGGGCACATTGTCATAGGTCAATTTCCACAACCTGCGGGCTACCATTTTCATAATAGGTAGTCCACCCGTGTCGTATAGGCCGGTATCTTCGATATACTCTTCGATGAACTTGAGCGCTTTTTCTTTGGGAACGCCAGGAATTTTAAGGACAAAGAACTGAGGCGGCCTTTCTTCTCTGCCCCAAGGATGGCCGTCGTCCATCACCACGACCGGCATCCCAGTCTTCCAGCATCGTTTGTCCACTTCTGGATCGGGATCGGTGCGTTGGCTGAGTTTGATCAAGATTTCGCACATAGGCAAAATGATTTCTGGGGGGGCAAGATGCCCCCCGCAAATTGAGGGTTTACTTGTCGCTTTCCGAATCCATTCCGATCCAGGCATTGACCGTTCCGGCGGTCATGTCGGCGGTCCCGACCGTATAGACCAGTTTCAAATACCGGTTCAAATTGACGGGCAAAGGAACACTCAGAATGTTATACCCGGCCACCAAAGAAGCCTTTCCGATGGCTGGCGTCGCAATATTGGCCTGGGTATAGGTTCCGCCCGCTGTAGCACAGTGTTGGAGTGCAACGGTAAGGGTGGCCGATCCGGCGGAAGCAAATGCCGTTCCGACCCTAACATTCAGCCACAGAGGTTTGGCCGCCTGTCCGGGATTGGCAGAAGCGGCGCTTCCAAAGGCATCGTATCCGGCCCCAAGATCAACAGTGTTGGTGCTGTTGGCGCTCCCGACAGTGGTCAGGGCCTGGTCTTCACTGAAAATAAGTTTGGAATCCATAATAGCCATATCATTCACCTCCCTACGAGACCTGAGATTCGGTATCGAGGATAGCATCCACTTTCCGAACCGGGCAGCCCCGAACACTGGTCACAGGAACGCCAAAGGCGTCCTTGACGGGGTAAATCACGTTACTTTTATCATTAGCCAGCTTATCCAAATAGCTCTTCATTGTGGCGTTGGCATACAGGATGCAGCCCTTCCCTGACATGGGCATGCGGTTCAAGGCCTCGATGATCAGGTCCACGTCAATGATGTTGGTGGTCCCGCTCGTCTCACAGTTGGCAATCCGGAAGATGCAGCGCTCGTCTTTGACCACCAGCCCACACTTGACCTGAAAATGATCACGATAAACCTGCCACATATAGCCACTGCTATCCACTTTGGTCACTTCACCCAGATCGGTATGGGTAATCCCTCCGGACTTAGAGCCCTTAGGATAAACCATAAAAACACGATTTTCGCCCCATTGCACCCCATACAGGGACGTCAAATCGCTTCCTGTTCCACCAGCTCCATAAACATTGGTCTGGGACAAGGCGTCCAGCCTGGGGGCTAAACCGGTAAATTTTTCGGGATCAACCATCGCATTGCCATAGATCACGGTGGAGGCCAGGGTCTGAGATAGACCCTCCAAAAAGGCCACCGCCTCAGAGTTGCGGAAGGCCCTGGGATCGGGAGCGGCCAGAACCAGATCCTTATCGGCCTCGGAATAGGTCTCAAGCATCCCGATCGTTTCGGTTACCGGCTTGGTTTGCGAGGCCTCGGCCGCCACACCGGAGTTCAACTTCCGCCACGACCCGGAGGGTAAGGATAGACGCTGAACGATCCGATGGGCAAAAGTATCATTCGCTTCGAGCCAAGGCGCATCCTGAAGGATTTCGTTATCCCGCGAGAGTACCTCGGCGATAATCGCCATATTCCCTTTCGGATCCATGCGATTGGCAAGTTCCAAAAGGGTGAGTTGACTGTATGTATTCAAGGTTGCCATGTATACCTCCTATTAGCTATCCCGTCTTTTCCATCGACGGGAAGGTCAAAAGCGGTTCTCCGCCAAGTGTTCGCCTGATTGTTTCCGGTTTTCGCTTCCCCAAAACCAAGGAATCCTCCGATATTGCGTCACCTATGGCCGTGAACGCCTTGACCAGAAGAGGATTGTCCCCCAGGCCGGTCTGGTCCAGGAAGGCAACCAACTCTTCACTGCCGAAGGTCTTCAGGGCCTTTCTGGCCGTCTCCAGTTTTTTTTCGAAATCCCCCTTCCATTCATCTTTCAGGGATTTGCGCATCTTTTCCCGGAGTTCGTCCTGTTGTTCCTTGATCCGCTTCACGCCGTCGTTCCACCATTCGGCCAATGATTTGGCCTGTTCGGCCGTCAGCTTTGCCTGGTGGGCGGCGGCCTTGAATTCGGATATGAATTTCTCGTCTTTCGGCAGATCCGCCGGTAGAGGGATATCATATTCTTCAGGCTTCTCCGGAATTTTGGGCATCCCCTTGATCAGCTCTATATAGCGGGCTGCTAAAGTGCCCACATCCGGAATATCCTTGAAACCCTCATGTCCCCTTAGATCTTCCGGTAAAGATTCGATGAACGCATTACCTTGGTCATCTTGGTTGTTTTCGCCTCCGTTCCCCTGTCCTTCGGTGGCAGCCTGAGAACCGGCCCCTTCGGCAAAATTTTCTTCTGACATAGACACCTCCCATTATTTTCCTTTATATCCGTGAGCATAAGCGGCCCGGCCTTGCTTCTCGGCCTTCTTCTTGGCCCCCTTGCCGTGATAGATTTTTCCGTGTTTGCCCCATTGCCAACCGCCCTTGACTCGATGCACAGGCATTTTGCACCTCCATTATTCATTGATTTCTTTTTTCAACCGCTCCAGGCCTTCCGCCGTAGCCATTTCTCTCATGGCCAAGAGATAGAGGCCGATGTTTCTTTCCCCTTCGAGAAAAAAAGTTTTCGAATTGCCAGTAAAGGTCGTACTGAAAACATGGCACCGCTCCAAGAGATGCCGATAAATTCTTTTTCCGCTCTCCGTCGAAAAGGTTTTCTCAAAATCGTGCAGGAGATTCTTGAACTCCAGGTCCTTTTTTTTCGCCTCATCCTGAACCTGCTGGACTTCTTCGTGCAAAATATCCGATTCCATATCACATCCCCAACCCGCTCAAGAGATCGCCCAAAACATTCCCTTCTTCCGTTCGGGTCTCCGACAGGGTCTTGGCTGCCCCTATTTCGTTCATCGCCGCTTCGGCCTGCTTCTGCTCTTCCATCATCTTCTGCCTGGCCGCCCTCATCTCCTGGACCCGATCATCCGGCAATATGACCTTTGCCGGCACCCCAACCATCTCCGCAAATTGATCCACCGCCTCATCGGCATTAAATTTGTCCAGGACCTCGGGTTTGAACTGGGCAAGGCCGGCAACGAAATCTGCGGCCGCCCTGATCGACTGCGTCCCGATCATCCTCTGGGCCTGGGCCAAGATTGAGACGTAATCCACCTTCAGGTCTTGACCTATAATCTCTTGCGGTGGGGGTGGAACCATGCCCCGACGAACCATGATGCCGAAGGTTCTGTCAATGACCCGATCATGAAATTCGGTGGAATGCCGGTCAATGAACGGTCCCAATATCAGTTTCTCCTCGTGCCGCTCCATGACCTCACGGGCCGTCATTTGCGGGTTATCACTTTGGGTGAGCATCAGAAAAATGTCGTTGAAAAAGGCCCGCCGGATCGATAATTCGATCCTGGCGATCCTCTGCTCTACGCCGCCGAAATCCGTATTGACCTGATATAATGGCTCGGCCCTCCCCATGGTTTGGGTGTCGATATAATTGATCGCACCTGGTAGTAGAGACACTACCCCCTTGAAGCCAGAAGGGACCGACATGGGCGGATCTACATGCTTGTGCAACGCCTTCAGGGTGGTCTTTTCTATTTCATTCAGCATCTTGACATTGGACAAGACCTTCATGGCTTGGGACCGGCCATACACGTCCGGGCCAGATGTATTCCAGCGTGGCACGAAATAGGGGAATTCTTCGTATCCGCCCACCCAGAGAGGTTTATCCAGGTTGCCCATTTCCAGATAGACCGATTCATAGGGCATGTTCAACCGATCCAGCTTGCCGCTGTCTCTCTCTCTGCGGGGTTGGACGACGTGGAGGATCTCCATCCATTCGTGGGGAGACCTGTCCACCTGATTGCGTCTCGTCTCGGAGAGGTTCTCGATCCCAAAAGATGCAGCCGCATTCTTGACCGTCATCCAATAACGGCGGTATAAGGTGTCCACTAAGCCATTGTGTCCCTCTGCGATACAGTATTCGCCGACGGCGCAGGGACGGAACCAGATGGTTGTGGTTGGGGATTCTTCTTCATACATACATGAAATGCCAAAACCAAGAATATCTGCATAAAGAGACATTACGGCTGCATAAAAATTGGATTTGGTGAACAGTCGATACATGAGCTGCTCGACATAATCCAGCCATTCCCTCACCGGGCCATATCTGGCCAGTTCGGCATCGGCTAAGGTCAGGCGAAACCAGGGGCGGGAGGGGGAAGTCAACCCCATCTGCATCCCGGCGGCCCCTCTATCCAGGGCTTCCTCGGCCACACCATTAATGATCTTGGACCGTCTCTTTTCGCCCCGGTTGGGTTGCTGCCCCTCCCGCGAGAAAAATCCGCTGTCGGGCAAAATATATTCCTGGATTTCTTTCCAGTACGCCTCCCAAGGAGACCGCTCTTCTTCTAATTCGGCCAGGCGATCAAAATATTCTTGTATCTGTTCTCGCTCCATTGCTATTCACCCAAAAGGGTTTTTCGTTTTGTGGGTGCAGGGGAGGTTGCGCCGGTCCCGCCGGTCATCATGGTTGACTTTCTTCCGGCGGCGCCGGAGGCCAGACGACGACGCAGATTCTCGGTATAGGCCTGCTCCTGGGCCTCTGATTCGGCCTTTGCCTTGGCCAGGCGCTCCTGCTCCCTCATATAGGCGTCATACTGCATGGCCAACATGTCGGATTGGAGGTTGTAATATTCCCCCATCATCTGAGCATATTGCTGGTTCTGCTCCTCGATTGCTGCGTTATGCCTGGCTAGTTCGGCTCGGGCCGCCGCCGCATCTTCTTCAGCTTTTCTCTTGTCCGCCTCTTCCTGTTCTTTTTCTCGCTTAACGTCTGCCTCAGCCTCTCCCCAAGTCTCCACGACATCTTTGATGCCATAGGCCGAGGCAATGCCCGGATCAAAAGAGAGACCCAAATACTTCCAGGGATCGTTTTCAATTCTCTGCCATCCCTTACTGGCACCCCGCATAAACAAATCAAAAAAATCTCCCTTATTGCCGCCCATCTTTCCCCCCCATCGAATAATCCAAAACATCATATTCAATCTTCGCCTGCTGCCGGGCCCGCTCTCTGCCTCGCCATCCCTCTTTTCTGACAGGCCGTGCGAAGGAGAGGGCCAAGGCATCGGCCCGGTTCGGCGAGGGCAATCCCCGCTTTTTCATGTCGTCCTTCGATTCCAGGAGTAGCTTCCCGGCATTTTTCCCCGTGGCAATCACATGGGCCTCCGGTCCTATCAGGTCGTCGCACAACACACGATCATCTGGGATAGCCCCCCCATCCCGCAACCATTGCTTCATCTGCGCCCACATATACATCCGTAGGTTGGCATATTGGGGATCCGGAGATGCCTCCCCGAAGGGGACAAGGATCCAGTCCCGTCCCAATTGCTTGCCCGCCGAATAGACCCCGGTCCCATAGCCAAAATCGATAAACACGGCATCTGCCTGGTGCTCATCCTCCAGCCTGGCCAGATGACCCGCAATGACCATGTCGTTGTCGTTCTTCTGAAAAGTAGCCAAGATCGAAAAGACCAGGCCCTGCCTCATCCCGATCACCGTTTCATCGCTCCCTGTCCAGGCGTTGTCGAGGGTAATGATCTTGGGTGCCCACTGATATTTGGTGATATGATACTGCCTGGCCCTCGCCTCCTCGACATACTCGCGGGGGATGAATTGATGATCCGAGGCAGAGGGGAATTGCCCGAGAATGCGGACCTTAACAAAGTCGGAATCCAGCCCATAATCCTCAATCCATTGATTGATCTGGTCCTTGTTTGTCCGGGTGACCGAGCGGCTATCTATTTGCCGGGTGATCCAGCGTGTGCGGAACCGGTGGAAGCAATCAAAGAATCGCCCCTGATTGCGTGTTGGGTTGCCGAAGGCCAACCAGAAGGCTCCCCTCTCGGTCATGGCCCCCTCGGTTACCTCCCAGATCACATCATCGATCAGTGAGGCTTCGTCATAAATGATCAGGACATTTTCCTCATGCGTGCCGGCAAAGGCTTCTGACCGTTCTCTGGTCCATGGGATCGCTGAGGCGAACCAGGTCTCCGGATGTGGGACGAAGTAGAACTTTGTGGCCGTCCATTCAAACCAATGGGCATGTATGGCCAAACGATGCCACTTGGCCAATTCACGCCATGTTTTGGTTGTGAGTTGGGTTTGGGTATTGGCCGTGACGACGATCTGGGGGTGGGCGCGGGTTGAGATGAACCAGAGGATGATCCAGGAGACCAGGGCTGTCTTGCCGATGCCATGTCCAGAGGCTACCGCCACCCGCACAGACTCCCGTGACGTCAGGGTGGCCTTCCCGACCTCCGCCAGGATGTCTGCCTGCCAGGCCTCCGGACCGTCCTCACTGGCAAGCGGCCCCTCGCCCCAAGGAAAAATGTAATGAACGAAGCCAAGAGGGTCGTCGTAGAACTGGGCGACGTGATCCATCAGGGTCTCATCACGTCTATTGGCCGTCATCACCGCCATGCGCTTTTCTTTTGGCCGCTCTGAGTCGCTCCTCCAGATTGGCGATCGTTACGTCTTCGAGTTCGACACGCTCCGCCCACAGGCGGAGATATTTGGCGAGCTTTTCCAAGGCCGCGGGCTTGTCCCAGAGTTTGATCTTGCTGATTTTGGCCCCGTCTCTGCCATCGATGACGTCCAGGCTGGCAATGGATGCGGCCGTGGCGTCATCCCACTCCGATGGTCTCTTGATGGTGCCGTCCTCATTGAGGATTTTGCGCAGATCGGCCATCGCCAAATAGGCGAGTTGCTTGAGGACATTATTTTTGGTGACGCCAGATCTTTTCAAGATATCTTCTTCGTATAGCCGCACCGCCGCCTGGACCTGTTCGCACCCGCGGCGGCTGCTCAGGATGGTAGAGGCGAGAGAGTCGGCCGATCTCGGCGAGTATCCGGCGGCTATGGCCGAGGCCCTGGCGTTGTGAGTGATGGCGTAATGGTAAGCAAATATCCGTTGCCTGTAGGTTAGTCCGAGCTCACGGATACCCGGGATGTCAAGATTGGCTTCAGTTTTTTTTCTGCCCATACCATGGCAGATAACATTTTTATTTGTGCTGTCAAACCGACGCTAAGGGCGACACCAAGGTAGCGAAACATAGATATGTTCTTCAAGGTTACGAAAAAGCCACAATATATTGTGGTTTGAATATTTTTAGACGCTATATCTTGTAGCCTGCAAATATTCTTCTCTGGCAATGTGATCCATTTCCCATTTTCGTCTTCCGTTTTTTCTGGCACACTTCTTGCTTCCAAGCCCCAAGACACAATATCTTGCGGTCACTTCTCAGCCCACCACAACATATCGTATCTAAAAATTTTTAATTTTTTTGCATTTTTTTCTTGACAACAAGCTAATCATGATATATATTATGATCAAAAAATAAAGGAGGAATGATCATAAACAAAACGCATCTGGACCTGTATGGGATTACCCGCTCAATGAGTGGAGTGGTGATCTATGGCCGAGAGGCCCTAGTCTGTAATTGGGCCTCTATTGATGGCCTACCCCGCCTGGACCCTATGGGCGTCCGGGTTATCGGCCTCGGGGAGGAGATCCCCGAGGTGGAGGGCCGGGACGCAACCGGCCCAGAAATAGCCGCCATCCTCGGCGGCGTCCGGATAATATATTCGGACGCCCCAGCAGGGGACATTGATGACCTATTCCGTGGCCGGTGCCCCGGGAAGGTCTATAGCTTCCCGGAATTCGGGGCGATCGTAATCGCCCCGTGCGGCTGGAATTGAGTCGGAGAGGAAGGCCATGAACCTGGAAACCCGCCTCCGGGAGGCGGGGTATATCCCCCGCCGACCGGAGCTATTAGCGCTCCTGGGGGTCCTGTCCCGGACCAACGGATCGGTCCGGGCCCTCCTATTGGAAGGTCCCCCGGGTGCGGGTAAAACAGCCCTCGCCGAAGCGACGGCGAGGGTCCTCGGAGGAGGGTATATCTATGCCCTCCTACACTCTTGGTCAGATGACCAAGAGTTGTTCGTCGGAGTTGACGTCGCCGCTGCGGTGGCGGGCGACGCCGACCACGTCCGTCAGCCGGGCATCCTCGCCCGGGCGGCGGAATTGTCTCTGTCCGCCTCGCCGGGCAGACCGGTAGTGGTCTGTCTGGACGAGGTGGATAAGGTCCAGGAGCGGACCGAATATCTGCTCCTGGATTTTTTACAGACCGGGAGGGTCCCGGTCCGGCCTGGTGTCCAGCTCCAGGCCATAACACAAAATCTGCTGGTCTTCATGACCAGTAATGCCACCCGATCCTTCTCCGGCGCTCTGTTGCGTCGGGTCCGGAGGGTGTGGGTGGCCCCTCTACCAGTTGACCTGGTAGAGGATATCTTGTCTCAGAAGACCAGTCTCCCTCACGGCCTGGTGAGGGTCACCAGGAAGGTGGCCTATGCCGTGGCAAAGGAGGGAGGCCGTCAGGTCTCTCTCCAGGAGCTGGAGCATCTGCTCCTGGAGCTCTCGTCCGTGGCAGAGAGCATTGAAGACGTCCGCTACATCGTTAGTGGTTGGACGTCAGATGGAAGAACTCTGCCTGCACGGGACCTGTGTGCCCCTGTGTGGGCAGAGTTGATAAAGTCCAGGAGGGCCAAATAATGCCCTACTGGGCTAAATATTGGACCCTCAGGGACCTCCGGCGCTATGCCGGCAGGCATGGGGTCCAGAAGGCCGTCCAGAAGGCCAGGGCCTTGACTCAGAAGGATTCTAAGATCCTTCTGGCGGCCGGCTGGGTCCCCGCATATGAGAATGGTGGAGAATACACCATTCATAAGGGGCCCATAAAGCCCTATATGGACATCCTAAAATGGTGGGGTCTCATCCCACCAGACCTGGCGGCCATTGACCGGGCCATCACTCTGCTTGGCCCGGATTATGAGTTCCGGTCGCTACTGACGTGTCCGTGGCGGCCCGACAGGGAAGAGCAGAAGGAAGACAAGAAGGAGGAGGTGATCGAGCCCTCCTCTGGTGGAACTCCACAAGAGGAGTCCACAGAGGAGGGAAACAAAGAAGGGGATGACGGTCAGCCCCGTTGCGGGGAAGATGCCGGAGAAGGCTCGAAAGAGGCCTCCGGGTCTGGCCCCACACTCGGAGAAATCCAGCGGGAGGGTGCGCCCGACGGGGGTGGCCGAATGGAGTCGAGCCCTAATGAGAAGGGTGAGATGACCGAGGGGAATAGCACGCCCCGGGCGGACACCATAGGTGCCGTCTCCGACACTACCCAGTGCGATGCTGGGTCTGCGGCTGGGGAGATGGACGCCAATGGTGAATCCCCTAACTTGGCCGAGAAATTTGGGGGCGGGGAGGCCGCATCAACCGCTCCTACCGGATACGCCTTTGGTGGCGTGTTCGCTAAAATTAAAGATGAGAAAAGCCGCTTGAAGACCCGTGCGTCTGCTGAGGTTGCACGAGCATTGAAGCGGCTTTTTTCTTTGTGGCTCGGCGGCCTGGAGGAATCCCCTCGCATCGACGGACGCCGCTTGGTGAGGGAGCTCATCTCTAAACGTTACCAGATTAGCCGGGCCAAACGCCGGGAACTGGAGACCGGCACCATCTTGCTGATGGCCGATGTCTCTGGATCATGCTCTGCGGCCGCCCCCCAGACGATTGCCGCCTGTCAACAGGTAGCCCTGGAGTTGGATAGAGTTATTTTGATCGTCCACTCTAATGGGTGCCCTGTTGAGGTCATGACCAGAGACGGCATCTTCGGCATTAACATAGATATAACCAGGTGGAAGAGGGCAGAGGTATTGAACTGGTGGCGACGTGAGATGTTCCAAAAATATCATCTCGTCGGTGCCATCAACTTCGGAGACTGGGACGCAGGAGACGTCTTAGAGCTAATCTCCGCTCAGTGCCCTCTGGTATGGTTGGACAGCTATGCGGCCATAGCTGGCCCAAAACCTGTCCATCGGCATAGCGCCCTCAGAGACCAGATGACCTGGGCTACCCCACCTATCGTCTGGTGGCAGGGGGTCATTGATATTGGCTCTGCAGCTATAGCCCTTAGAGCTGCAGTAAGGGCTATAACCAAAAAATGAAAGGGGGTGAAACGACATGAAACTCGCTTGCGGCAAAGATCCAGTGGCTGAGGGAATTGAGCGTCAGCCAGGGGTATGGGACATGCGTGTCTTTGACCGGCACGTAGAGTCATGTCCAGAGTGCACGGCGCTGGTCCGTAAGATCCGCCGGCGCTTGGAGGACGCCCTACGTAAGGGCGCTCCATCTACAATCATTGTAACAGCCAAAGACCTGGGCATCAAGGCTTAGGCCAACGGACGGGCCCGGGGACAACACGGGCCAAACCAAGGGCCGACTATCCCAATGAGGGATGGTCGGCTTTTTTATTTCGACCGGTTTTGGCCAGAGAAAAGAGAGCTTTTTGCCGGCACAGGGGCGGCCTTTTTCACTGATTTTTGAACCTAAATTATGCGGTTTTTCCAATAAAGCTTACAACGGAAAATTTTTTGGGAATTGGAGGGACAACATGAAAGAAGCAAGCAAAAACATGTTCCTACGCAACATTCCCCAGTCTGTCCATCGGGCGCTGAAGGCCCGTGCGGCCCTGGAGGGCAAGTCTATGCAGGGACTGATCCTGGACCTGATCTGGGAATACATCAACAGCCCACTTCCGGGCGTGGGAAAGAAAAAATTAGACACTAAGCATGGCGATAACAAACAATAAAGTAGCGCCTTAAGTTTNCCNTACAAGTTCTTGATTGTAGGGTATTTTATTGTTCCACATAGAACACCCTCTGCATCCAGCGGGTGAAGTATGGTTCCACAACCTTGACCCGGGGGCCTCGTCGAGTCGGTATCTTGATGAGCGCCCCCTCCTTGAACGCGCTCTTGGCGTAGGTCCTCTGGAGCGTCCGGATCGACAGCAATGGTCTGTCGTTGTCGTAGTCCCAAAAATACTTCCGCTGGATCGCCCGCCAGCCGACAACCCCGCCGAAGCCATCTATCACCATGTTGTTACCCCCCTCTGTAGATAGCGTTTTTCTGGCATTTCCCGAACGATCTCCAAAAACCCATAGGAAGATACCAGCCAAAAAAGTTTTCTTTTTTATCGTCAATACAGAAGCGCTTCTACGACATAGAACGGCGTTTTATTGACCGAGCTGTGACCAGATTTTTGGGATTGCGCTCCGTCCTCACCCGATTCGGGTTATAGGGCATGTATGGATAGAGCGGGCATGTGTGATCTTTGCAGTCCTTGTCTGCTGTGAGTCCATCATAAAAACCCAAGCAATCATAGCACTTGGCATAGATTGCCTGTTTCGGTGTTAGTCTACTTCCGTCATAGTGCATCAACAATTCTCTTTTTCCCCTGGCAGTCTTGCCGTATTTTTCAACTAATTCAACCTGCTCCGAATGTTCTGTGATCATCGTCGTTCCTCCTCTCCCTGGGTTAACCCGCCCAATATCGCTGCTATCGGTTCCGGTTCATCCTTTGGTTGCGGCGACCCGCCACGCATGGATGCTATGAAGGACCTTATCTTTTCTCTCAAGGCGGGGTTCGCTGAAATAGGACGCTCCTCTGGATCGTGTCTCGGGATTGCCCTGTTGGGCAGGGAGCGGTAGATCGAGATTACTTTCAGCGGAAAATTCCGGGGCCACATCTCTTGAAGCTTCATACGGTCCCAGACTTCATCCCAACGATCCTCTGGTATCTGCCTGATGATCTCGTCGATCCACATGATCAGAGTTTCTCGTTCTGGTTCGTGCCGCTCAAAATACCTGCAACATTTTGCTATCAGACCACCGACAGCCCGTCTTCGTGCTTCGCTTTCGCTTCTTCCTCCTCCAGCCATTCCTCAATCACCCCCTTCTTGCGCTTCTCCCGATAGCCACCCTCTGAGATTTTCTCCCACCTTCGCATCGCAAAGTCTATATTTGCTACCCAGCCCCTGTCGTTTCGGCCGAGGAGGAATGGGCAGTCATGTAGAGACTCGAATAGATCACCCCACCACTCCAGGGGATGATGTTTTAGGGCGGACCTAATAGCCCGTTCCCGCGCCGGCGATACAGGTAGCCTAACCCTTGGTAGCTCCCTCGGCGCTTTTTCGTTCCACAAGTTCACAAGTTTTTTAACCAGAGAGACAGGGGTGGGTCTATCCGACCCGACAGGGTCGGTGGACTCATGGACTATACCTTGTCTTTTTTCTTTTTCTGTTTCTGTTTCTGTTACTGTTTCTGTTACTGTTTCTGTTTCTGTTTCTGTTACTGTTTCTGGTTTCGAATGGGTTTCGAAAGGGATTCGAAACCGTTTCGAAAGGGTTTCCAAATGGTTATAAACTGGTAATAATATCTTGGACTTAGGAAGGCCGTAAAATAATATCACTAAATTCTTACATTGGTTGGGATTTCCTGGTGGGTTATGCTTCAAGAATTTATCGACAACAACCACAGAGGTAGTTTCATCATAGGTTACGAAACCCTTTCGAAACAGTTCCGAAAGGGTTTGCGAAACCTTTGCCGTTGACCATTTCAGGTCCTCGGCTATATATCCTTTCTTTAGGACATAGGCCCCCAGGGCGTTTGAGTGAGGGCAGGTCAATATGTATAGGAATAGCAGCTTCCCATCTGGAGACAATGAGATAAATTTTTCATCATGCCAAATCTTGACCTCAATATTTTGGTAACGCCCCTTCTTGTTCATATTAGCCCCCCCACCCCAACAGATTGTCGAACAATGCTATAAGTCTCTCGGCGTAACCTCGGCCCCATTCTCGTCATTCCAAATTACAGATGCTTCGCAACACCTGGACAAGACGGCCAGGTAAGTGTCACTATACCTATGCCCCCAGGCCTCATATCCGCCTATCCCGACATCGGCAACAAACATCCCATCACGATCGAAGGTCCTCCCACATAGCGTACAACGATAGAGATGGCCATCATCGTGCGTTAGTCTAATTGATCCTCCTTCTTGCCTGTATTCTCCCCTCGCCATGGTGCTACCCTGACGACTATCCTCGGATTCTTCCCGTCATAGATCAGCCTTGACCCATCCCAGGACTCTATCTGTCCGTCGTTCTCCCATAGGATGCCTTCGAAGCAATCTCCTATAGACTCCAGCGCCCCGGATAGGTCCGGTCGGTTCCCCTTGTAGTAGATGATGGCCCTCACAGCCAACGGCCCAGACAATGGCTTAACGCCGGCCATTATCTTCCTTACTTCCTTCTCCCACGCCCTATAAGCGGTGGAGGGGAGGGCGACATATTTCGCCGCCGACCCCTTCCCAACTCGGGTAATGATCTTGGAGTTTTTTTTGGAGTAGACCCTCCCCGGAATGACATAGGTGTGTTCTGTCATCTATAACCCCCACGCACTGCTATCCTCTACAGATCATCTAATAGGATGACCCTACGGTCATCATCGTTCGTCAATACCATTGTCTCGCAACATAGCGACATGACGGCCAAGCAAATATCTTGCCCCCTGCTCCCCCATGCCTCGTATGACCCGATACCGACATCGCCTACAAATAGACCACGACGGTCAAAGGTCCGGCCGCAACAGCTGCACATATAGGGATAGTCCAGTGCGTCTATGTATGGTTGTTTGCCCATAGATTCCCCTCCTTTTTCGACCATCTCTACCTCCTGGCCCCTCCCAAGCTTGACTGGGGGAAAACCTCAACCCCCGGTATTCTTGTCTTCCCTTTATCTGCCCTGATCACGGCCCCGATCTTGGTCAAATTCGGCATCATGTATTCCCTCGGGATCAGAGATTCATTGACAACCCGAAATGTCCAGGTCGTCCTCTCAGCCAGACCAGATATTTTTGGGGTTCGTGGCTGGACCGTGACCACCGGGACTTCTATCGGCTCTTCAAGAATGGCCTGGGCCGCCTTTAGGTCTCCTTCCCTCTCGGCCTGTATGGCCTCGGCCAGACGAATCTCCTCTTCCCTCCGCCGGGCTTCCTCCATGATCCTCCGGGCCTTTTCTTCGGCCTTCCTTTCTTCCTCCCTCTTCCAGGCGATCATGGCCGGCGCAACCAAGGCCTCGGCCTCTTCCAGCGGTTTCAGAGCCTCCTTCTCTTTTTTAACAAGCGCCTTGTGGGCCTGATCCGCCTTTTCCTTGAGTGGACGGAACCAATCCTGTATGGCCTTCCGCTGGTCCTTCAATCTTCTAAGGAACTCGCCAGCAAACTGATAGTCTTCAGCCGTTTTCACAAGGATTGATCTCGCCTGTTCATACAGAGTCAGGGCTGTTTCCATCGGTTCCTGATTTTCTATTTCGGCCATTAAACTCATTTTTTATTCCTCCTTCTCCAGTGTGTGATGGTTAAACATGCCAACGCCACCTTCCTATCCTCCCGGTCCCGATATTCCTTCCATTCATACTTCCCATCCTCGAATAGCCGAACAGCAATTCGTCTCCGAGGACCGGGCGATAATAATTCGGACTGTAGTTGGAGTTGGATGGCTACCGACGGTAGGAGTTCTCCACTCTTGATCTCTACGATAGCCGGTGTATCCTCCCAAAAGCCGTTCCTGTCTATGATCCCTGCCAGTTGAAGGGGGATAGAATATACGATTTGTTCAATCCCTCCCTCAACCCACCGGCAATCATGCTCCCGGCAACACCTGTCCCAGGCCTCCAGGTATCCCGCCTGGGGACCATCCAGGTATTCGGCATCCAGGACCCCCAGGTCAAAATATGCGGTCGCAAGGTGGACGGCAGACCCTCTTTCCCTGGCATACTCGTTGAACCAGGTAGTATCAATCAGGCCAGCGGAAAGGAGGGCCTGTGTAATGGATGGGATGGGCCTGCCATCCAATCGAAATAGATGGCGGTCCCGATCGAATTCAAGGTGGTCGTCTATTCGTTCAAAGGCCATGGGACATTATTCCCTTATCTCCTCAATCACCTTCCGGATGCGCCCCAGGGTTGCCTCGGCCCATTTTTCGGATCTTAATAGGTCGTCCAAATTCGAGACCGAGTGTTCCTCACCCTTTTTATCGACGAACCGGGAATAACCCTGGATAAGTTCCGATTCAGTCCCTCCGATCAACCCTACGAGTTCCTTCAGGGCCGATTCCAGTTTTTCCCTCAATGATAATCCCTCTGGGGTTTTTTCTTCCTGGGAATCGTTGGTTTTGCCGGCCATCTTTGGCTGCGAAATTGGGGGCTTCCCCTTTTCCCTGTATTCGATTCCCCTTATGTCCTCCCTTTTGATCCCGGCATACTCAAGGAGGTCTTCATAAGTCAGGTTCCTGATTCCCAGGATCCGGGTAATCCCGTTCCCTAAAAGGTTGGTCAGTGCCGCCATCTTGAGGTCACGGCGGTCCAGGGGCTTTTCCCCCACCTTCTTGCCACCCTCCCAGATATATTTCCGGAAAAACTCATCCCGGCTTGATCGGGAGCCCTCGGCCTCGATGGACCTCCCGGCCAAAGAAAACCTGCCCCTGTAAGTATATGTGATCGTTCCATCCTCCTCCTGTTCCATGGTTGGTTCATCAATTTGCCAACTGATATTGAACAGATTGGCGATCTTCTCGGCCCCAGAGGCCATTAGATACGGTCTCCCATTCTGATCAACCCAGTCATTGGCATTGGTGACCTTCAAGGCCACCCTCTTGATCTTCATCACCGCATCAATCCTCTTTTCTGCCCTTTCGGCGATGGCGATTAAGTGGTCATCGCCGAAGACCTCCCCCGTTACCTTTTCGATCTGATACTCTTCCATGCTTTTCCTCCTTTTTTTCATTCACCAAAGTGACCATTCCACCATCCGCAGAAGCCAAGATTAACGAAGCCAAGAACCTTCTGCCGTGCAGAGGCCCAACGCTCTTTTCTGGCCTGTTTGGTCTTGGCCTTCTCCTCGGCCAATTTCATCATGCGGATCAAGACGAAGGATGGAATGAATCCATCACGCCTGATCTCCGCCCTGGACACGGCCACTGACGGCTGCCGAGGTGGATCAATAACCCGGATGTAATTCCGGAGCCTGAGAACTTCATCGGCAACAGCCCGGGACTTAGGACTCATGTTTCGTATCGCCACTAATCTCTGGTCCATGTTCATTTTCTCCCCCTTTCTTACATTCCAGGTATTCGATTCTGGCTTGGAGCTCAAAAATTTTCCTTCCGGCCATCAGGGCACAGCAAAAGAACCCCATGATCGCCCCACCAATTAGAAGCAGCAAATAGATGATCAAGAATTTCAATTTCCCATCCTCCCTCGCTCAATAATCTTCCATCCGCCCCAATCGTGCCTGGATGCATAGTCCAGGCATTGCTCGTAATGCTCGCACCCGCCGTAGTATGGGTGATAGAGATGACACCCCTCCGGTCTCCCCGTGACAGCCTGTCGAATTAGGCACGATGCGGGCTGTCCAGCCTCCTTCTGCATGTGCCTATTTCCCGCCTGGCCACCAGCGCCATTTCGCCGCAGCTCTCTATCCATCGGAATGCCCCTCACTGCCCGGTAATAGGCCGTCGTGTAGCTGAGGCCATATACCTTCATCCCGCCCCATATCTCCGGGTATCGAATCTTCGGCATGGTTCCTCCTTATGACCGAGTTAGAGCCCCCGGTCCCGGCATTCGGGGATGGTCAAAGCGCCGACTTCTCCCACCGCCCAGAAAGGGTTCACTGCGCTAACTCCAACTTCTTGACTTCCTTGAATTTTTTTTCGAAGAAGTCAATTAGCCCTTCTCTTACTTCTTGTCTGATTTCTGGCCCCATGTTATCCAGGGCTACCTTAAAATAAATGGAAAGTTCGGGCAGGATCGCCCAGGTCTCATCGGCCAGCCAGACGGCGGGACAGGAACGGGAGGAAGGGGAATTAGCCATTAAGACCCCCCTGTATAAATTTGTTGGCAAATTATTTTGTTGTTCTATAATTGTTGATATTGGTCGTGCCATATTTCCTGGGGGTCAACCCCGAGGATACGGCATAGTTCTTTCCTGACCTCTGGGAGAACCAGGGAACCTCTGAAGATGTGATTGATTGTGGAGCGATGGATTTTTCGCCCCAATCTCTCGGAGAGGATTTCGGCGAGTTTGGCCTGTGACAGGCCCTTCTCTATGGTTAGGATTTTTAATTTTCGATGGACAGGATTTAGTTCATACATTGACCATACCTCCTTTAGGTAAAATTATGCAGTCGAGATACAACAATTGTTGGAACATGTCAAGCCAAAAATACAACAATTATTTAAATTAAGTTAAATGGCTGAAAAATCTCCAGAATTTAGCGCAAGACTAAACTCCCTATTTAAAGAAAAGGGGCTAAATCCAAACAGGTTTGCCAATGTTCTGGGGATAAAGACGCAAAACATCTATAACTATTTGAAAGAAGGACGAATTCCGGAAGCGCCCATCCTGTATAAGATCGCCCAAGCCCTGGGCGTCTCTATGGAATGGCTCCTAACCGGTAATGGCGAATAAAAACAGGGGGATAGGACTGGCAGGCTTACCCGTTTCGACGACTATCTTTTGCAAAAAGACCCGGCATACAAAAAGGCAAAGGACGACCTGTATCGTATATTTGCTTCGAAAAGATCCGACATCAAAAAGGTGGTGGCAAATACCCTGGCGGTCTGCGCCGAGACCGTTGATGATCATGAGAGACATCTGCTTACGACCGGGACTTCGCCTGGAAAATAGCTCGGGGCCGTGGTCATGTATCGCCGACCAACGGCCCCGAAGACCAGAGGCGGAAAGTAATTTTCGTAAAATTTTGAACCGTATTTCAAATTGACGGCCACAATGAAATGTTCTATATTGGAGTTTGCCGACTCCTCCCACCGCCCATCTTGGAGGCAAGATGGGCGTTCTTTCCCCTCCATTAACCATGCGATGTAAATGGTATCGGAAGGGGCCGAATTCCTACCAGGTATATCTTCACTGGCAAGGTAGGGCCTATTATCGCTCTCATTATGACCATCGCTTCAAGCTGATCAACGAAGAGATGGCCCGTCGTCTGGCCGATGCCATAAATCAGGACATAGACCTGAAGGGTCCAGGCTTCGATCCTAGGCAATGGTTTGAGACCAAAGGCTTCTTATTCAAAGAGTATGCCAATAGGTGGCTGGCCGAAAACCAAGACAGATACGCACCATCGGTGGTGAGAGATGTGGTTCGTATGGTGTCGTCTTTCGTCGCCTATTTCGGCGAGATGGACATCAGGTCTATTAGGGCCGGCAACATCGCTGACTATCTCAAAACTCTATCCCGCCTGTCGCCCAAGACACAAAAGAATTATTTGATTCAGCTCCATAAGATTTTTTCCGATGCCCTAAAGCGTGAAGACATTGCCCGGATTCCGGGATTCCCGTCCATTATTGTTCCAGAGCCGGAAACCAGGTGGCTATCCGAAGCAGAGCAGGATAGGGTATTCGAGAAAATTCCGGAGGAACACCGCCCCATCTTTTGGTTTCTCCGGATCTATGCCTGCCGTCCAGCAGAGGCCAGGGCCCTAATGTGGGACATGGTGTCATTTGAAAAAGGAATCATTGTCGTTAGGCGGTCCTTCTCCGGGGGCCAATTAAGAGAGCACACCAAGGCCAGGGAGATTAGGTATCTGCCCATGATTGAGCCCATAACCTCCATCCTCAGAGAGATCAGAGGGATCAGCGGTTTTGTTTTCCGCCGGCCAAATGGAAGGCCCTATGGCGCTGATATGGGCAAGATCTGGAATAGGGCCTGTGAGGCGGCCGGCGTCGAAAGGATATGTCTCTACCAGGGAACCAGGCACAGCCGGGCCACCCAGCTGGCGAGAGACGGCAAAAGTCTGAGGGGCATACGAGATCTCCTCGGACATGCCAGCCAGAGGACGACCGACCGCTATGAGAAGGCGGCAGCCGAAGGGATCAGAAAGCTGCTGGAATGAGAAACCTTGCAGAACCTTGCCGACCCACCCATATCTAATCGATAATATTACAGAACATTCGGGTTCGAACCCCGTTGGGACCACCAGATTTTCATAATATTTCCAATATATT